TTTACTAGAACTGGATGGGGAGGAGCGTGAACTCCCCGATACTACTTGAGCAGGTGGTGACGTATTTTCCTGCACACGTTCTGTAGTTTCCTCCACATTTTGAGAAAACGCTTTATTAATTCTCTTATCAATTTCCTGATAAAAATCATTATCAGTAGGATCATACCCTTCACTTTTAAGTTCTGCATCTATAGCTAATGCAGCGGCAGTCTTAATATTGTCCTGTCCAAACCAACTATTCTTTGAAGCCCATTCTTCGGCTCTGGGATCAGTAGCTTGTTGAGGAGGAGGTTGATATTGAGGTTGTACTGGTACAGCCTCTTCTTTTTCTTCCACTTCATAATTCTGTTTGGCAGAAGAAACAGCCTTTAGATCTGACTGTGCCTCATTCAACATTTCCTGCGCTTTTAAAAGCTTCTCTTTTTCTCCTTCTTCAAAAGCTTCCATATAAACTGTTCTGGCAAGCTCAAGTTTATCAGTTAATTGTTTTTCAGAAGCATCAAGACTTAACTTATTAACTTGAGTTACTTCTTTATCTTTCGTTCTGAGGCTACCTGATAGTTCCTCATTTTTTTGGATGAGAGCAGTAATCTGTTCATCACGTTCTTTTCTTTGTCGTATAAGCTGTCTTATTCTTTTTTCAGCACCCTTTGTTTCAATACCTTCCAGTTCTGGAGGCTCTTCTTCTTTTTTTTCTTCAGGCTCTGATTCTGGTTCTGGTTCAGCTTTTACTTCTACTTCTTCCTCTTCTTCTATTTCATATTCTACTTCTTTCTGCTCTTCATTCGGAACTTCTATTTCGCTCCACCCTTCCTTTTCTTCCATTTCTACCTCCGTTGTTTACGAAATCAACGATTTAACGTAACTATATTATACCATACAATTAACGATTTCCCAAATTAAAAGTTGGATCAAGATCTTTTGGATCTTCTACTCTCATAGTAATCTGGTCATCAAACAATAAAATCATCCTAACTCCTTTATAAAAGAGTTTGGTTCCTGCATGTTTTCCATAGCATACATGATCACCTACATTACACCATGCTCCAGCAGGAAACTTATCTTTATCCAGATATGCCAGATCGCCCAGAGCCAATACCTTACCTACCGTAGTAAGATAAGACATATCATCTTTAGTTGAGTCTGGCAGAAGAATACCACCTTTTGTCTGGCTCTTTACAGATACTGGACGTACCAGAATATGAAATCCCGGTAGTTCTGGTAATACTTCTGGATCTTCTATTTCAGCAGGATCACTAATCCATAAATCGTTTTTGATGGCTTTACCCATTTGTACTTGTTGCATTTTACTCCTCGTCTTCTGCGTAAGTTCTCTTTTTAATAATTTCAGTGAGATTGCCTCTGGCCCATTCCAGACCTTGTATTGATCCTACAAGTTGTCTATAATGAGCATAGTCTTCAGCAGCACCACTGGCTAATGTAATTCTGAGTTTCTGAATTTCATCATTAAACTCTTGAACCACCTCATCCCAAATTTCCATTGGTTAAGTTTTTTTACCTTTTATTGGATTTGGAAATTGCCATTTACCGTAATCCCATTCATCCAAAGCAGCAGTCGATTCCCATTGACCCACTGCTTCTTTTGTAAAAGGATCTCCAAAAGATACTGGTTTATAAGAACTTGTTTGTTTAGAAGTAATATACCCTTTACCTTTCTTCATCTCTTTTATCTTCATTGCCATTCTTAGTCTCCTTTTTTCTTGGATTGTTCAATTGCTAGTTTAACTAAGGCTTCAAGACCTTTCATATCCAGATCCTTTTCATCTCTTGTACTTTGTTCCAGAAGATCCTTCATAATTCTTTCTCTGGTTCTCTCATCTTCCGCACTTATTTTAGACTCTTCAATTCCTACCTTAGATAAAACATCTAAAGTCTTTATTTCTTTTTTACTTTTCCTGTCCAGATCTGCTTTTTCTTTCTTGAAGTTATCCGTAGCTCCAGCCTTCAGCATATCTATGATCTGTTCATTTTCATCAAGTTCAAGCTGCTTATTCTTAATCTCCATTTCAGCAGCCTGTACAACTGTATCTGATTGCAGTTTCTGTTTCTGTAATTCTACTTTAGCCTGTTCCAGAGATACCAGTTGCTGTTCTGGTGACTGTGCCATTCCCATAGCCTTGTTTGCATTCATTACCTGTTGTGCAGCTTGCGCCATTACCATTTCAACTACAGCAGGATTCTGTGCTTCTTCAGGCGGCATCTGCTGCATCATTTCCTGTGCTACTCCATTCATCTGTTCCTGATACTTCATTACGGAATGTTCCTGTATGTTAGCTTCCAGAACAGGACGTAATCTTTGCATGATAGGATTAGCTCCATTCATAGGATCTTGTAGATAAGCCATCTTGGTTTGAATGTGAGCATCATGGTTCTGCCCCGGAAAGGCTGCTATGGGTATTCCTTTCGTAGCAGCCATAATATCCGATACAGGGTCCATAGGTTTAGGTTCTATCTTGGGAGGGAGTATTTCTTCAAGGTTTGGCATATTAGCTGCATGAAGTATTGTTCTGTTTAATGCTTCAAGATTAAACATGCCGGGAGGAGACTGTTGTGCCATCTGAAGAGCCATATTAGCCATCATCATACGATGAGCATTAGATGGTATGTTAGGATCAGAGACAGGAACAATATCTACTCTTCCATCAAAATCATTTTTAAATATACTACGATCTTCAAATGGAACATCATACGGATATTCATTGGGAAGATAATCATAGTCTATCTTAGCCAGTATTCTAAATTCATCTCTTTGTGATTTATGAAGACGTTTATGAATAGCGGTGAAGAACTTACTACTAGCTTCAAGTAAAGCCATAGTTGTTCCGACAGGTCCATAGGAGGCAGCATCAGAGATAACCTGCTCTGTGCTATCCGCAAACTTCTGACCAGCAATAGCTACGAACTGGAGCATCTGGAATAGAGTAGAGGAAGGCTCTTTATAGGGGAGAGGAATAATAGCCTTTGACAAATCCATTCCAGTTGCATCAACCTCCTTGAACTCACCGGGGGAAATAGGTTCATTGTCACCAACAATCCTAAGTCCCTTGGCCTTGAAACCTCCTTGGAGATTGGCAAACTGTCCTGCATCTATGAGGGATCTCATTGCAGCGGTTGCACTCATTGTTAAATTTCCAAGGAAGTGTATCAAGCCCAATCCATAAAACCCAAAACCCGGAACAAATCTGTAATGGACAAAGTGACTTCTCTTTTCCATAGTCGGATCATTGGCTTCATAGTTTCTACGAATACTAAGTATTTGTCTGGACTGTTGTTCTACTGTTACGATATAGGGAAGAGATTGGTCTTTATCTTCTATATCAAGATAACAATGTTGTTCCAGCAATACATACTGAGGATCTTTATCTGCCGAAGGAGATATCCCCAGAATAGTATCCATTCTTTCTGTGAAAGATGTAATATTAGTTTGTTGAGGAATAGGAAGGTCTACTTCTTTGTAGACACCAGCCAATACATCTTTCTGTATTTCTATAGGACTTTTATAAATAACATGTGTATACCTGTCTGCATTCCTTAGATCAGTTGCAAAGTAAGACACATAGAACTGATCTATGGGAATAAATTCAGAGACAGGACGTTTAAGCGTTGAACTATAATATATCTTTTTAAATGCTGATCCTATCAGAGGAAGATGGAACAGCATTCTTTCAAACTCATCAAAGTATTCAGGCATCTGTTCAGTAAGCTGATAGTTCATAAAGCTCTGAACACGATTAGCTTGCATCTGTTTTTCAACAGTTGTCTTTCCCAGTATGTTAGCCTTTACAGGACCATTGCTGGGAAACAGTTCTCCAGAAGCTTTGGACTGAAACTTAACTGCCGACTCAATCAGAAGTGGGTGTACGGCTGTACATGCTCCTTCAAAAGGTTCTGATCCCGGCTCAAGTTTAAGTCCCAGTAGATCAAATCCTCTTTCAAACATAGATTCCCATTCTCCTCTGGAATCCTTATCTGCCTGATAATTCTCTATCACATCTGAAGAGATTTCTCTTAACTCTTCTTCTTCCAGTGTATCACATAAATCTCCATACCATTCTGCGATATCTTCCGAAGGTTCCATTATCGCATCTTCACTGGCAAAGTCTACTATAACTCCACCGTCTTCATCTACTTGAAACGTAGCATCAAGGGATGTCTCTTCCTCTGGAACCATAGGAACTACATTAGGTATTTCTTCTGGTATTCGAT